GGGGTGCAAGCAGCAAGGCTGATGCAAAGAAGAAGGCAGCAGCAATATCCAAGCGTAACAAGGCAAAGAAAGGAAAGAAGTGATGCCGGGCATGAAAAAGAAGGGTATGAAAAAAAATGGCAACGGCATGCTGACAGCAAAGCAGAAGACTCTGCCGCCAGCACTGCAAAAGAAAATAATAGCATCTAAGAAGAGGAAGAAATAATGTACGGAAAAAAATCAGGTGGCGGTATGAAGTCTGCCAAGATGAAGAAGCAAGCGGCAACAGCTATCAGCATGAAAAAGGCTGGCAAGAAGCCTAAGAAGAAGCGTTAGGTTACTAACTCTCCACCGCTTGCAATGTATTGAGCGAGGCACTCAATAACATGTGCCTCTGTTGTGTATGCACTGGCGTCAGTCAGTGACACAACGTGCTTGGGTTTTAGTGGCTCAAAGCCATGATGCTCTAAGATTCTGAACAATCCCCAGCCTGACAAGATCAGCGCGGCATAGTAGTCAGGCGCTACCAGCCTCGCTTCTTTGATGTCTATATGCTTTTTTAGTGAAACAACTTTCGTTTCCATAACAAAGTAACTCCCCCAAACCATTGATTA